TTTTCTCTCATACAAAGGTTGGATTACTAGTTGGCGAGATGAATGATAAAGTGATGCATAAATAATGCTCGAATCCATAATTAAATATCCAATCCAACCTGTAATCCAACTTAATGTGTTACTATATGCCATAAATGATTCCGCACCATTTATTATGGAAAATATGTACATTGACAATCCTGCTATGAACATGCAATATGCAAATACTAATTGAGTTTCAACCATCCAGAGATGATTGTAGATATTATAATAGATAATTACATGCTTAATACACTATTCAATTGCAAAAAAACATATAAAGAAATGATTCATTCATCGAGGGTTCATAACAGGACCCGGATTCACATCATTTGATTCACAGAATCTAACTGGCCCTGGTGTAATATCATTCATTACCGGACCCGGGACGGTATTGCTTATGTTTGTAAAACATAGTATTCCCAGCGAAAAGAAGAATATAATCAACGCTCTCATCGTGAACTAATTGGTATGTATATATTTAGGCTATTCAATTTTGTTTAATTTGATTGGAATATGGTCCAAATCGTATATGCGCCCACATAAATCATAACTACGCAAAATATTATGAAACCAGGGCATTCTTCTTCAGATCGGACTCCTCCGCGATATGCAAGCCTACTTCTCATTTTTTCCGTACGTTTTCTACACTTACGTCTCCAAATAATTTAGTATTCACATATTCAATTTTACGCTGCGCTCCCTTCGGTCGCTACGCTACGTTCGCTAGGATTTACCTTTGGTAAATCCGTCGCTCACTTGGCTAGTTTTGTTTATAAAATGTGTATTCAACATCAGCCGCGAAGCGACGGCGTTCTCCTGTGGCGAGCAACGCGAGCATAACAGGAGAACCCTAGCGAGCGTGCGGAGTGACCTACGGTCACGGAGCTAGCCACAGTTTGCGTACAGAATCATCAAAATAGGGACTATAATTGACATTAAGCCCGCAATAACGTATAGGGTGTTGTTCATAATTAACTGGTTCATGCATGCCAGAAACTTTGCCTTCGTGCAATAGAAATTTAAATATTTCCCAAAACTGGCTCTCTGATGAATGCCCCCATTTTTCATTAGCTATGTGAGCCAATTCATGCATAACTACAAACATTACTGTATGAAAGTCATGCAAAGCAAATGTTTCCCTATTGCGCAAACATACCAACATCCGCGCGCCTTTATCCACTGTATATGTATTATCTCCAGGAGCTTTTGGATCATTTTCCATTATATTTTCAAGATCATATCCAGAAAGAACTCTATTAACTGCATTCATCGAGAAATTATTTGCAGTTTGAGTTGAGTTTATGCTCCCTACAAGAGATTCTGCAACAGTTCGTGCTGGCTTTGTATAATGTGATGCATGGCGTTGGCCAACGGATGTCATAAACGAATCGCCGCTTCCGGATACACTATTCGCAACATTAACCAATCCGGCGAACAACCCAGAAATACGTGATTTTATAGAACTAACTCCCGTAAGATTGTTCACCATCCCTACGAATGATTGTTTACGATTATTACCAGGCATATTTTTGAACTCCTCTGTAATACGGTTCAATTCAGCCGTATTATATTGCATTGATTCCATATCCGTATAATTGACTCTATATTTTATTTTAAGATATTTTAGAAACAACATAACATTTCTATTCACATTAGACAGTAACTCAGCAGCACCGCGTTGGTTTTCATAACCACCTACAACATAATATTCTTCACCATCGCTTGCTAATATAGCTTCCTTGCCCAAGTAAAAATGATTACCTAGGAGATATATTATCATAATTAGAGACACAATTATAAATGCATTTCTAAGTGTGTTCATGTTGCTGTAGTCGAATTCACTATGCAGAATGTATACAATACGGGCGAAATTAATCCCGTGTGTAATTTTTGGGGGCGCACTACGGTCATATAGTAACACATGCCCTCTGAAAATCACCATATGGAAACATAGTTTTGTTTAATAAATATTTATCCGGCCCGATGTATATTAATCCGCTTTCTTCTGGAAACGAGTTTAATTGTTTTGGTTTCTCCTAGATTTATATTTGCGAACAATTTATAGTTCATGTAGAAAAATTCTTTCACCTCACCCACATTATCGATTCCAGCCACCACATACTTTTTGCAATTATCGATAATTGTCAAATTTATTGTTCCATTTAATACAATGCATATATTCGGATTTTCATATGACGCAAGCAGGTGGCTAATTGATTTAGTTAATACTCCGGCAACATTAGTGACATTGCATTCATATTCGTAGTTTGAATAGTTATCTATTGAAATGGAACATTTGACAATTTCTTTTCCAACTAAAACAATTAATACTAAAGGTCTATGCGGATCCATTTGCAACATGAATTTCGGTGCACTGTATATTATTATACACGCATACTATATACATCATATTAGTATATTAGCTCAAGTGGCGAGAGGAAATGTTCAATTGCTACCTTAAAAATCCGATTAAAGTGGTTGCATTCGACCCAAAACATGGAAAAAATCTTCAAACGTTTGTATTCCTAGGAGATATTCCAGCTACGGTAAAGAACGCAGTATATAGTTATAAAGCCGCTATAGATAAAATAGAACGTGGTCAGCATGTTGGAAAAGATCAGTTACGCAAATACGAATCTGTGATAAAAGAATATTATGGCGCGGGATGGGAAAAGAAACTCCATTTGTACACATCGTCACGTGGGGTGCAAAAACCTAAACATAAAAAGCGTGGGGGCAATGTTGAATACGCTGCAGATTCAATATATGGGGGAGTTGAAACCTCAGATGATATTCTCGGGATTGATATAGCAGAAATTGATAAAATGCTTAATTTGGAGACCGCGGAAGAAGTTAATGAAGTAAGAGAAATATTCCCAACCGCGCAAAATCTCAAAGAAGATGATTTCATATATACCGAAGAAGAGGATGCAAGCAATACCACAGGTAACGTTGCAGCGAAACAACCTGCCACATCATCTATGCTATCAGTCGACGTTACCGGTGTTGATTTTAAAACAAGATTCGGGAGGAATGGCGGCGTTACTTTCGTGAACGACGTCAAAATATATCCTGAAGACAAGTTGTATGATGTAAAACAGAAAATTCATATGGCATTAGGCATTCCTTTTTACAGAAGTCATTTATATTGGATTCAGAATGGAAGACCAATGACGACTCATAAGTTAGTAACATCCGCGATATATCCCGTAGATATCCGTGAAATTGGACACGGGGATAAACAAAGTGATACACCAACACAAGAAATCCTTGGCGTCGGGATTGATAGAAAGTTATATAATGACAGAAATGATTTAAAAATAGAAGCAAATGATACATTTGAGATAGTTGCTAATCTTTCTGATTGGTATGAAACATTTTATGTTTGTGACATTGCGGATTTTATAGAACCAACAAGATCTCAATTAGTAAATATGGTAAAAGATAAATACCAGCTTGATTTATTTTATTATGGATTCGTCGTAAAATATTGGCCGCAGTTGGTATATGAAGCATTCATTGAATACATATTGTCAGAAACAGCATTAATGCAAAAATTCCCAGATTTATCTATTCCAATTTCCCACGTAAAGAAAGTTTATAATACCGAAGCCGAAATATTAGACAAAAACTACAAAAATGTTAAAAAAATAATGGATTTAGACGCCGGAGAAGGCCGGAAGCGAATATACGTTGCTGTTACACATGCTATTGCTACATCTTCTTTGGAATATAAAATGATAGTGAACATCAGAAACTTATTTGATAAAATTAGAGTAAACAAACATATTCCGGAAATTAAAGCTTATGTTAGCCATGATGGGAAAAATTATCTCTTGGAAAAATATGCGAGTGGATTACAGACACAGCGAGTGCAGTTTCCTACCGGAATGAAAACTGGCGTAATTATCGCGGTGAAGATTTATGGTGGTGATGTACCCGGCGCATCAGGTGGTGCTGGCAGCGCTGCCAGATACATGTTCGTAAACATAACTTCCGCGGGAAAATATTTCATAAAAACCATGTGGCGGGAAGAAGAAGAATATCAATTATCGGACGTGCTTGCGGTGATGAAAAAACATGCTGACGGATTGTTTAATATATTAAACGCCATGGGAAAATACATATTCGTCATGGATCCTAATGGGCGGGGATTCCCCTTGCTTACAGAAAATACAGTAAAATATCAATCTGTGAATGTGTCAATTTTATGGAAAACTGTTCTTACTATTGGAGCATACAGATTTGTCAAATCATTATGGGATCCGTACGTAAAAGCGGGCATAATGAGTGCACATGGTATAGCGCAAATGGAATCAACAAATTTTATATTTCATAAGGCTATGATAGAATTTGACACTACACTAATTTACAGAGTAATGGCGGCTGCTCACATTGTATCCACGCGAAATCAATATTCACGGCTGACAAATAGTACCATAAAACAGAAATGGAATCAATTATACGGCGGCCGCATATTTAGAATGTATCACAGAACAACAGATATTAAATTCGAGGCTATAAACGTTCGGGAAGAAGAGTTTAAATTAATATATAGATATGTACTAATGTTCGTATCCAAAGCCATGTGTAATCCTAAAGTCGCGCAAGCTAATACAGAGAAAACATTTCAAATAGGCAATGAGAATGTGAAAAAACTACGAAAATTACAAGAAACTGATCCAGATTTGTATAATTTAAAGAAATTTGGCAGCAATAAGATGTATTCCATATTATGCCAAAACCCACGGCAGCCGATGGTTTATACTGATGATGAAGTCGACCGTCTTTCATCGAAAGATAAGGGTAAATTAACTAAATATTGGAATTTTACACTTAGCCGCGAAACATATTACGGCTGCGAAAATCCTAAATATCCACATATGTCATTTATTATCGGAGTTCATCCAAAGAATTATTGTTTGCCGTGTTGCAGCAAAAAGAGATTCACCGTGGAAGATTCCAAAAAAATGCAGATAAATAAAATTTGTATGGAGAATTATGAGTTTGGCAAGGATGATAAATTAAAAGAAGTATCTTCTCGGCATGTAATGGTTTATGGCAAAAATGTAGAACCGGGACGTATTTCTCAATTGCCGGGATCGGCTATACGAGATTTATTATTTAATTCGTTGTCTGCCGCGCCCGCCGCATCGACTGCAGCATCAATAGAACAATCAACAGCTGCGTCGTCAGCTGGCCGCGAATATTATATATTAGGAGTCCCCCAATCATTCCCCTCAGTTAGGAATGTGGGGTTAATATATGCCATCGCGGAATCGTTATCACTCACACCGCAAAAATTAATCGCTGAAATGATAGAACAACTCAACAAAATGAGTGAAGTGTTCAATACTCTACTGAATGGATCAATTAAAACGTCATTTAAGAATATGAATGATTTAACGGAAACAATGAGGGAGTTATTTATTACACGCCGGGGTGATTTTACTGTGACAAACCGTATGTTCAAAAACTGGCCCGAATTGATTATGGAACTTGTAATGATATTTATGCGGGTTTATGTGTTCATTTTCATTGATGACAGCGAAACAGGTGATTCTACGGATTTGTATATATCCGACGCCATGAAATCAGAACTTATTTATTCGCATTCGCATGCGAGTGTGAGAGGCGGTGGTGACATGTCTGCAGGCACGCACGCAAACACACAAACGGGCAATAAATATCTTCTCGTAATAAAAAAGCGGAATGAATATTATCCGATATTCGTAATTACCCCATCGCTTTATTTCAGAACCGGAATGCCAGAAAAGAAGATATTTTATGATGAAGATGATGTAGTGGGATTATTGTATTCGTTGATTTTGTCAAATGCAGTAGCGAAAGCAAATATTGCAGGAGAGAAAACAATCAATAAGAAAATAACATTGCAAGTAGTAAAGGATTTTGCGGCGGGTGTGGGTGTGAATGCGGAGGGGGCAGCGGGTGGAAGTGCGGGTGGCGGATACAAAATAGAAAAGAAATACATTAATAAACGTAATTTATGTTATGCAGTAAGTTTAATGTCGGGCGAGAGAGTTATATATGCCCCTGTTGATTATTCCCCCCATATAAGTGATGGTATAGAGATAGATTTCTCGCTTCCAGAAAGCGGTGAAACAAATGTAAAAGATATGTTAGAGTATGCGGACAATATAAATAAATTTATTAAAAAGAAATATTCCGTTGGCAAGAATTCTATGAACGAAGATATGTACGAATATTCGTTGGTGAAATTTACTAAAATTCATTCTAACAACGGAATAGTATCATCGGCTACCGCGGACAATATATATTATTTTAGTCCAATAAAGGAATCAGAGGCCGTGGAATTGTTTCGTGCGGCGGGAGGCAGTGATGATGCAGCGCCCGAAGTTGTAAAACTAAACTACTCATACGAAGAAATAAATAAAGCGATATCTACATCAGCCCCGCCAGCTAAAATAGATCAAGCATTACTGAATAAATCATTATACAATAATTATCTGTATAAATTGTTTGTTATAGAATTTGTAAATAATGTAACAAAGGAAACGAATCAACATTTACGGGAGGTGATTATCAAATTGATAAATTCTACAGATTTCAAGAAAAATTTCGTACAATTCCAAGAAAAATTAAATGAGCTTTTAGATGACTATCCCGATGATAAATCATTGTTGGGATCGCAGATCAACAATTTCTATTATGGTGATTTTGATAAGAAAAAACTCATCGCAGATATAAAATCTACCAGATATCAATTCGATAATATTACAATAAATAGTCTGAAAAAAATGCGATTGGATGATATAAAGAAAGAACTGAAAGCAGTAGCTGGGGATTTTACATCGCGAGAATCCCCTGATGTAAAAAATGGGCAATTTCCTAATGTTTATTTGCCGTGCTCGATGGAAACGGATGCGCGCGCGGTGGGCGAGAATCGCACTACTGGCGAGAATCGTGCTGCGAGCGATAATCGCACCACGGGTGAAACCCGTACCAGAATCTATTGTAACGGACGGAAATTGATGGTAGGAGATAGGCTCAACGATTTGGTAGATATTCTCGCGGCTGACATAACCAATCCATTGAAAGAAAAATATCTATTAAGCGGAGTATTTGACGACAATATTGTTGAATTCTTTAACTTTATATCCTTGCCTGCTGAAGTAATTGCGGTAACCAAAATAGAATAAATTTATACGAGTATATATGCGTATGTATATATAAATGAGTAGTGATTCAGAAGTAATTGCTGTATCAGAAAAAAATACACCCAGCACACTTGATGCGGTTGCCGGTGAGGCTGTTAAAATAGTGCCGTTTAAATTATTATTTCTAATGCTTATAATTTACCTTCTTTTATCAAGCGATGTATTTAACGAAATTATATTATCGCGGCTGGATGGCACAGTTGGTTTTGGGGGTAAGGTTACTACATATGGAACAATAATATCTGGAACACTGCTTGTGATATTTGTCGCAATTACTGATATTCTGATAAAAAAACAAATATTATAATGCTACGCGACCGTTGGTCGCTCCGCTCGCTCAGCTAGGATTATCCGCTTTCGCTCCCTACGGTCGCCGCGGATAATCCGTCGCTTCGCGTGGTAAGCAGATCATGATTGCACGGCTCAGCGAATTGATCTTGCGGGATTAACATGCCACCCAGAATTCCATTTATAGAACTAATTTCATCAGCGCTGAATGAAGAAATAACAGAATCTATTTTTTTCTCCACTTCGTGTTCTTTTACAAGATTACGAGCATGCATCGCCAATTGGTTAATAGTGCCGCTGTTAGGATAATATATGTTATCTTCATACAGATTCTCCACTATATAATCGGATGGGGTAGTTACATTCTTGACTATACTAGAATAATAACGGCTGAATAATTCAAGCAAGAAATCATAAGTAGCTTTTATATAATCCTCCCCCTCAACGCCATCGAAAATCAACCCGCCTTTGATATTAATCCTCATTCCCCATGTTCCGGCCGGTATTTTCATATGCTTGTCGTAATCCGGATCAATTTCACTGGCGGAAAACATTTCTACTCGCATATATTTGTTTGGTTTTTGTGGAAATGGAGTTGCAATCTTTATGCTAAGTTTGTTTCCACGTGTTGGGATAACTTCGCATATTTTCGGATGCGGATGCAGAGGATGAGTTTTAATATCGGCAACAACGTCCGACATTGAATCAATCATCTTGCGGATTTTGCATTTTCTGCAGAATTTTTCTTTGCATTTGCAATTTCCGGGCTGCAATTCTTTCTCATCTTCGGCCTTCACTAATCTAAACACGTTTTCAAGTGTTTTGTGATGAATGAACTGTCCTTTATTGATTCGCAAGAAGAATTTATAATTAACATTATTTAACTTCAATTTAGCCAACGATATCACCTTGTCTGCATCTTCTACCGGAGACAATGTAGGATAAAGCAATTTGTTTAAACTGTCGATTATATCGTTGATATTCTTATTATTCTCTTCCATATAATCGGCCTCTAAACCTGCCAAATGTATCTTCCCCTTGCGAAATAATAAATACTTCCATTCCTTAAATCCATGCACGGTTTTCTTATCATTTCTCCTTTCTTTCGAAATAAATAAGAATGTTAGTTGCGATTGCATTTTATCACCAGAACTGCCATTTGGAACTTTTCTGGTGCTTTTCTCGCGGATTTTCTTCGGTCGTCCTCTATTCCCCTTCTTGACAATATTATTCGCTAATACATATTCGTATTGTGGATTTTTCTTGTTTCCTTGTCCGCAATCCAATTCCATAATATTTCCATGTGGATCCAGCGCCGCGAATAAATCTTTCTCGCTGAGATCGGCAGGATAATTTCGTAAAGTACCACTTACCGTTGCAGTAAACAGTTTTGGGGGATATAAAATGCTTTCATACGAATTCGCAACATTTCTAGTGAATTTTTCTTTATTACAATCCGTAGATATGTCGAGAACTTCATTAGTAATAGTTTTACTCCTTTCAGCATATGGTATTCTTTCTATGCCACCGCCACTTCCACCGCTTGCATGAAATAATCCTGATGTGGATCGAAAAAGTAATTCAGAAAGTTCAGGCAGGGCCGGATCACGAATGCTCATCGATCTCAATGAATCAGTCATTTTGGCCATTTCATCAAGAAAGCCGGGATCATATTCACCTAAGAAATCTACAGACATTTTATGATTTAATTCGTAAGTTTAACAGCGATGGTATTGGGTTGAGGGTGTATATATAGCGATGAAAAGTGAATGCAAGTTTCAATTTTATTCCGCTAGGGGATGATTATTAATTAAACATAATGCTAATCTTTAATTGGTATCTCCGCTCCCTACGGTCGCTGCGATACCAGCACTCGCTAGGCAGATCCGCTATTGGCTCGCGTTGCTCGCCGCGGATCTAGCCGTCGCTTCGCGGCTGGTATTCGATTCATAAATACGCACCAAACATCAGATATATGATCAGCCGCGAAGTGACGGATTAGAGCGCGGCGAGTGTAACGAGCAAGAGCGCTCTAATCCTAGCGAGCGCTTGTGCGAAGCACACAAAAAATGAATTTGCTACATAAAAATGTATATTGATTACTCCAGCCAGGCAAACATGAACTCCCCTACAGAAGTGGACAACGAATATGATTCCATTGCAACTCAAACAACATTATATATGAAAAGCAATCATGAATTAACCATAGACTTTTTATTGTATTTAGGCAATTCCAAAGAGTACAACATCGGCAATCGCGGATATGGAATAATTGATTACTTCCTCCATTTGTTTGAAGATCACACGTTGTCTAAACTACATGATTTAATCTCCGCATACAATAAAGAGATTATTGAATTCAATCGTACATCGACTTGTCTTTTGCAAACTGTTGACTTAGCTTGCATGGAGAAAACAAAAGCATTTTTCGAATGGGCAAATGATAATATCTGCGCCAACTACGAAAAAATATTTCGCGATGTTTGGCCTGAGATGCATGATCATTTCATCAGAAAATATATCATACCTCTCACTACTGCGGAAACCTCTGCAGTAAGAAATTCACATACGCACGCAAACATGCGAATGCATGCGCATACTTATGATTTAAGCACAGGATCGAATGCAACATCTGTAGGAAGGGCGAAATGCGGAGATGGTGAAATTTACGGATTCCATATAGTAGGCAAGGGAGAAGGCCAACATATTACTTGTTTTTGCAATAGATGCAAGGTATATATGGAATCGATATGTGGGGAAGAAGTAAAGGAAAAATTCAATAAAAGAATTGATATTGTACATTTTCTTCATTCTCTCGATCCGGACAACCAAAAAAATCTAATTAGGTATTATTTGATGCGAGTTGCACGCAATACCCACGCCCACCCGCTCAGTATTCATGTAGCAGCTGCAGATCCCTTGGATAGCGATCGTTCACGGTATGTGGATGACATTGATGTTGGAAGTGAAAGAAGCTTTCCGAACATTCCAAAAACATTCCCCGCTTCCTTAACGAATTCACGCCCAGAATAATCAAATCTAAGGTATAAACAGCAATTTGCTTTTTTCATAAAATCCGGAACTTCTTCATCATTGTCGAGTATTCCAACCTTTGCATATTCAAGATCTTTCTGAAACGTCGGGCAATCAGAATAAATCAACTGAATAATGTTGAAATAATCTTTCGCCGTAGTGATTTCATTTTCTGTTGCATGAAGTTTGAATTCGAAAGAGTCACCAAGCCTCTTAATGATTTGTTGTATCGGCAAAAGCATTTGATCATCAGTTGCGGCTCCACGAGCGCATAACAATATTTTCTTCCTCTTTGTAGGCAGTTGCTGCGTGGCAATTGGTTGCGACGTGGCAATTGGTTGCGACGTGGCAATTGGTTGCTGCGCAGGTATTTGTACAGCAGGTGCCGTTTGTGTAGGCTTAATCATCATATTTGATACGTGTGGCATAGCATGCGCAGATGGTTGCGTGGCAGGTG